ATGATTCCATTGCGTCCGCCCTGCTTAGAGTCGGCTTTTGTAACAACTGTATCGATAAAAGATGATAATTTGTTCATGTGTAGTCCCCTCCTGGGGTAAAAATGTGAAGCTGCTCGGAATGAGAAGCCTATTAATTCAGTAATTAGTGTGTGTATTCGTGCATGTTGATGTCCCAGAGGTCGTCGGTATTAGCCCAGCTAATACTGTCAGCCAAAGAAATGACATCGGTTATGTTGAAGATAGACTCCGAAGATTCGTGAGAGTCTACGAGGGACCAGTTGTCAACGTTCAAGTTAAGTTCTTGCATTGTATATTCCTCCTACGGAATGTTTATCTTCGTGCGTAATCGTCGATATCGACTGCAGCCGATATTTGGGTTGAATCCTCAATGCCATCTAAGCTGTCGCCTTGCCAGATCTCAATGGCAACGAGAGCAGTCATCAGTAGTTTGTCGATGTGCTGATTAAAGAAACTAGTCGCTCGACCTACATGGGGCGCGGCTTTCGCTTTGTATTCGTCAGCTTTAGAGTATAACTCAGTCGCCTTGGCTCTGGCGTTCTCGATATGGTCGGTCATTTGATATCTCCTCGGTTAAAGCAAGTGTATATATCTTCCCAATCATCATGTATGCAGACAAAGTGGGATGGTACTTCGGATACGGATGTTGCGTTGTTTTCAAGGTACTTACCGTAAGCTACCGATCCTAATAGGACAATCGATAAGAACAGGGCAAATACCCAGTTGAGTTTCAATAATCTAAGTAAATTGTTCATATAATCTCCAAAATGTGGATGAATTAAGCCTCAAGGGCATAAATACGACCCGACTCGCGATCGAGGAACGAGATCGTGAAACATGGGCCACGATTCACGGTTAGTGGACATAGCGATCAGTGATTTGGTGTTTGTAGCAGGAACAGGGGCGTTTGTAGCAGCTTGTAGCAGCATTTGTAGCAGGTTTGAAAACGAGCAAAGCCAGCTGCGGCGCGGGTTGTAGAGTTTGTAGCAGATGTAGCAGGTAGTTTTGAGTTGAAGTTCAATTTAAAAAAAAAAACGTGTTTTAAAAAAAACGTCTGAACGAACTTAGAAAAAGCTGCTACATCTGCTACATCTGCTACAAATTAGGTTAAGTGTATGATTTAAAATGGTTTAATGTGTAGCGATTAGGTGCTACAAACCTGCTACAAGTTGCTACAACCTGCTACAACCTGCTACAAATCACATAAACCCGTTGAAGGCGAGGCACTTGGCTACCGTGAGCACGAGCAACGCACCACCAAACATGGTGTCTGATTCGCTAACCGTGAACCGCGATCTACGACGCTTGGTTCTTAATAGTTTCATGGGCTTTCTCCGTTAGAGTTTCATGGTGTGATGGTTGAGTGTCTTGAACCGTGCTTCGCGGTCATCGAACCCCATGCGTATGTACTGTGCATAGATCTTCTTGAGCTCTGATGCGTTGTTCGTGGCTCGTGGAGCGCGACCGAAGGTCGTGGTTCGCGGTTGTTTGCCTGGGTATCTCATGGTGTGTCTCCTTAGAACGACAGCGCGAGGAAGTAGAAACGGTCTGACTTCAGACCTTGGGTGATGCTCTGAATGCACGTAACGTCGAGCTCCTCGCGCATATACTTCTCGAACGCCCTATGGCTCGAACGGTCTAGCAGACGTTTGTTCCAGGCTGGGTTGACCACAACGTAGGTATATGTCGCAGCGCCATCGAACATTGCAGCTGCCCGCTCGTCCATACCTGCGCACATATCCGCCGTGCTGATTAGTTGATAATTGTTCATGCAACACCTCCACACTTCGTCCAGTGCTTGAGCTGAATAAGCCCAGCTGCTTTGATCTGAGCAATAGCCCAGTCAACCTGCTCAGCAGCGATCGGCGTGTTGAGCTTGTACACGTTACCGTTCTTGATCTTTGCGTAGATCGCTGACGTCTTCGTGCCTTTACGTACGAACATTGGGATTGCTTGGGACATGGTATATCTCCTAATTGATTGATCGAACCATTCGACCAATTACACAAATCAAACCGACCGCGGATCACGGAACGTGAGCCGTGAAAAACGAAACACGAGCTATGAAAAACGGACAAGGTTCCAGAAGCCAAAAACCAAAAGAAGGTTCCATGACTACGAATCGGGGTTGGGGGTGTGCTGAGCGGCTAGGCGGGAGATAGTCGATGAGGGATATAAAAGGGCTTTTTTATATTTTTTTTATAAAATTTTTTTACAAAACAATTAGTTGTGCTACTATTCTGACCCATGACTGGAACTACTAGAAAGTGCCGGTGTTGCAAGGTTACCCAGGACAGTGCCGAATTTGCTTCAAAACATATCTGCTCTGCTTGCAAGATCGCCCAAACCCAAACGCGAATCTCCGAGTCGTATAAGAGCTATTTGAAGAACCTGCACTCTCAAAGTAAATCTGGCAACAGCAAAGGGTCAGCCCACCGTGGCCTTAGTTGGTCGATAGAGCTGGAGCACCTGTTAGAGCTGTGGGAGAAGCAAAATGGTCGGTGCGCAGTGTCGGGCGTTATTCTTACGCACCATAAAGACGGTACAGGTAGAAAAGAATACAATGCCTCTATTGATCGGGTATCTCCCGACAAGGGCTACACCCCCGAAAATACCCAATTGGTCTGTTACCGCGTAAATATCATGAAACACAACCTATCAGAAGACATGTTTTACTGGTGGGTCAAGACTATTGCTGATTTCTCTTGTGATTAGATATTAGTAAAGCTAATATACATTATGGTTGACATAGAAGTATTAGCAATCGAGGGCCTCGACGACGCAATTATCGGTTCAACGATCCGTAATGGCCGCGAGGTGCTTGCGTACAACTATGATAAAGCCGTTGACCTCATTATAGCGGCAGGCCACTCCGAGGAGTACGCCGAAGAATGGATAGCAGAAGTGTCGTCGAAAGAATTTGACGGGGCTCCTGCTTTTATATACGTAGATAACAACCAAGAGTTCTATGGACCAAGCAGCCCAGCTGGAACAACCGTCCACTGACTTAGTCAGCGCGCGCACCGAATTCCAATCGCGAATGCCGTACATGGGCATAAGCCGTGGTTCGTTAACCATGCAGCAGGAAAAGTTGGTCATGCTCATGGTTTCCGGTATGAGTACAGCAGCCGCGGGTCGTGGTGCGGGGTACTCTTGCCAGCAGGCCGCCTACGCTGCCGCCAAAATCCCCGATGTACAAAAAGCCCTCGAGTACTACCGCGAAGAGATGCGTGAAACTGTAAAGTTCACGGCTCAGAACGCGCACATGATGTATATGGAGGCTTATAACGCCTCTGCCAACGCCACTGAGATGAAGAACACCACTGATTCTCTAGTCAAGCTGCACGGTTTAGGCGTCCCCGATACCGCCCCCCAGGTAAACATCAACATTAACGGCACCAAGCAGCTCGAGCGCATGACTGACGAAGACCTATTAAAGATCGCAGGTAAAGACCTCCACTACCTCGAACCTAGAGGCGACTAGCATGAAATGTTGGCAGTGCAGATCCCCTCTGATTTGGGGGGGCGACCAGGATTGTGATGACGATGAAGAGTTCCTTAGTGTCTCTAACTGTAAAGCGTTCGTTTTGTTCTACACGCCCAGAGAGATAGATGACTGAAGTAAAAAAGGTCGAGTGCATACGCTGTAAAGCGTCGCATTCCGAGACCCTGTACTCGGGGGACGACCGCCTCTGCGTGTATTGCAAAGCGGACATCGCGGAGCAAGGGCCGTTACCCACGGTTCCCGAACCGGAACCCACGAAGGAAGAGACACTAGAGGAGAAGGCGCGCGCGGAACTCGCTCTACGGTTCTTGACGCGTAAACGGCTCCTACCGTTCGTGGAGCGGTTTAACCCTGACTATTCAGCGGGATGGGTACACAAAGATATATGTAAACGGCTTGAGGAGTTTTCAAGAGATGTCACTGAAAAGAAGTCTCCAAGACTTATGCTATTCATGCCGCCTCGACACGGTAAAAGTACGCTTGCGTCAGTGGCGTTCCCAGCTTGGCACCTTGGGCGAAACCCCGAGCACGAGTTTATCAGCTGTTCTTACTCGGGCTCTCTTGCTATGGGATTCTCGCGCAAAGTCCGCGGCCTCCTACGTGAAGAAGGCTATAAGTCAGCATTCAAAACCCGCCTTGACCCACATTCTCAGTCTGCTGAAGCTTGGCTTACTACTGCTGGTGGGGGTTATGTTGCTGCCGGTGTTGGCGGGGGTATTACTGGTAAGGGCGCTCATATCCTTGTCATTGATGATCCGGTAAAGAACCGCGACGACGCGGAATCATCGAACGCGCGCGACAGCGCCTGGGACTGGTATACGTCAACGGCGTACACGCGTCTTGCGCCTGGTGGCGGTGTGCTGGTTATCCTCACTCGTTGGCACGACGATGATCTTGCGGGACGCTTACTTAAAGCTGCAGCAGACAACGGCGAACAGTGGGAGGTGGTTAACTACCCCGCCAGAGCAGAGGTCGATGAGCCCTTCAGAAAGCGTGGCGAAGCGCTCCACCGAGAGCGATACGACGAAGAAGCCTTAAAAAGAATTGAGAAAGCGGTTGGCCCTAGAGACTGGTCAGCGCTGTACCAGCAGAACCCTGTCGCGGACGACGGTGAGTACTTCACGCGGGACATGATCAACTACTACGACCGTGATGAGATTGACCACGACCGTATGCGCTTCTACTGCGCGTGGGACTTGGCTATCGGCAAGAACGATCGCAATGACTACACCGTAGGTATGGTCATAGGTGTCGATGAGCAGGACTGCCTGTACGTGGTCGACGTTGTACGGGGCAGGTTCAACGGCTTTGAGTTGGTAGAGCAGATACTTGATCTCTACGAGGTCTGGAAGCCGTCGATCATAGGTATTGAGAAAGGGCACATTGAGATGGCCCTTGGGCCGTTCCTCGAGAAGCGTGTACGCGAGCGCGGGTTGTACGAAGCGTATTTTAAAGACTTAAAGACTGGCCGCAGGGACAAGGAGGCGCGGGCCAGAGCAATCCAAGGCAGGATGCAACAGGGCATGGTCTTCATGCCAAAGGACGAAGAATTTACTGGCCCACTGGTAGCAGAGCTGTTGCGCTTTCCGAACGGGGTACACGATGACCAGGTAGACGCTTTGGCTTGGATAGGTCTCATGATGACGGAGTTCAGTACCTTTATCGAACGCGTCGAGCATGTACCTAGCTGGAGAGACCGACTACCGGGCCTATTAAAAGGCGAACGCACTAAATCAGCCATGAGCGCATAACAATGATAACGACTAAGAACATCAGCCCCGACAAGGAAGAAGAGATTTCCCGGACGCAATGGGCGCGGTACGAGCGCGCGCGAGACAACGGCCACCTGGATTATATTTGGATGGCTAAAAAGTGCGATGAGTACTACCGTGGAGATCAGTGGGATGACGAGGACGCCGCAGCCCTAGAGGCTGAAGGCCGCCCTGCGTTGACCATTAATACGATCCTCCCAACCGTCAACACAATTCTAGGTGAGCAGTCCACACGCCGGGCGGATATTCAGTTCAAGCCCCGACGCAACGGGGACAGCGCAGTCGCGCATACATTAACTAAGCTGTACATGCAGATCGCAGACAACAATAAGTTGGACTGGGTCGAGCAGCAGGTGTTCGCAGACGGTTTGATAATGGACGGGCGTGGGTATTTTGATGTCCGTATGGACTTCAGTGACCACGTTGAGGGCGAGATACGGATCACGGCTAAAGACCCGCTCGACATCCTCATTGATCCTGATGCGAAGGACGCAGACCCCAAGACCTGGAACGAAGTGTTCGAGACTAAGTGGATGACGCTGGATGAGATCTCTGAGCTCTACGGTAAGAAAAAGGCGGAGCGCCTATTGTTTGTCGCTGAGAACGGTATGAGCTTCGGGCCAGACTCCGTTGAATATCAGGAGACGCGGTTCGGTGACACCCAGACAAATGACGACTACTTTGGTGCGGGGGTTCCTGGAGACGAGGAGTACCGTAACGTAAAGGCGTTGCGCGTCGTAGAGCGCCAGCATAAGAAGCTGACGCGCGTTACGTTTTTTGTCGACCCGAACACCGGGGATCAGCGACAAGCCCCAGATGCGTGGTCAGAAGCGAAGGTAAAGAAGTTCGCCAAGCAGCATCAGCTGTCGCTAATGAGTAAAGTGGTCCGAAAAGTACGCTGGACAGTAACGTGCGACAAGGTTGTCCTGCACGATGACTGGTCCCCGTACAACGACTTTACGATCATCCCCTTCTTCTGTTATTTCCGCAGAGGCAGGCCGTTCGGCGTTGTCAGAAATCTGTTATCCCCGCAAGAGCAGCTAAACAAAATAGCGTCTCAAGAGCTCCACATTGAATACCACAGCTAATAGTG